ATTAGAGATTGAGGATGCCCCAAAGTCCAGAGGGGCTGCGAATTGCGCTGTAAACGGGCCGCTGGCGTCGTTTGATGGCGCATCCAGGGCAGAGGCCCCGGCGTCGTCAAAGAGCGGCAGGATCCGATTGTCGAGCACCTGCACGGTGGTCAGGACATCGGCCTCGTCGGTGTCGTCTGCCGAGAGTTGCAGCTCGACGGCGATCTCCAGCTCGCAGGTCAGGTCGGTGCGTTGAACCGGCCGCGCGGAGTTGGTCGAGACCACCAGGCGCGGGAAGTTGGGCATGACGTCCTGCTCATCCGGGTCGTCGTACAGGCCGCGGCTGTAGGATGTCAGGCAGGTGGGCGTGCCGGCGCCGGAGGCCGACCAGTCGGCGGCTGCCAGGTAGTCGGCCACAGCCTTCTCTGCTCTTAGGGCGACGGCGTTCATTTGATGGCGATTCCGTTATCTTCGAGCACCTTGCCGTTTTGCAGCATGGCCTCGGTCATGTGGTTGGTCAGCTCGGCCAGCTCGTCGTCCATGGCCTTCTGCATGGCCTGGTTGTAGATCATGGCCACCCGGTTGTACTGGTTATCAGCCACGCCGGCAGTCATGACCACCGAGGCTGTCGGGTTGAAGCCTGGTGTGGCCTGGATGCCTCGGGCCTTGGTGCCCTTGTGCACGGCCACATTCTCCTCTGGTAGTCCGTACTGATTGGCCAATGAGACCAGGGCGGCGTTGGTCTTCTTGGGCGCCTTGTAGCCTGCAGGCTTCGATAGAGGCTTCCATTTCGGGCTCTGGAACTGAGTGAAGCCCTTGTTGTAGATCCGGATGATCTTCACCACACCGGAGCGGAGATAACCGACTGAGCCGATGGCCTTCCGCATCAGAGCCGAGGCTGCTGCCTTCATCTCCTCGCCGTACAGGCCGCGGCGGCCGGCTTTGGCTTCCTTCGACTGGGCGATCAGATGCACCCGGCGAAGCAGGCGGGACTTGCCGATGCGTTTGCCGGTCTTTTTGGACTTCCGATTAATGTTTCCCAGCGGCGTGCCGAGGTAGTCGGAGATCCGGCGCCGTTCTTGGCCTGGGCTCTTAGGCGGCACCAGGACGAACAGCCGGACCATCAGGTAAAAGAACCGGGAGTTGACTGCCTTGTGAAGGTCGCGGCTCGTCTGCAGCAGGTAGGCCTTCATTGCAGCGTCGAACTTGCTGCTGTCGACCGTCATGTTTACGACAGGTCTCACCGGGTCTTGGCTCCTAGTTCGAGGCTGTAGTAGGCGCCGGAGGCATCCACCCGGCAGGACAGGATCCGCAGGGTGCGTCCCTGGTAGGCCAGCGTGCGGCCGACCACCGGGCGGGGCTTGCAGAAGGTTAGGGCGATGCGGTCGGTGTTCTCCTGGAGCAGATAATAGCCGTCCTCCTTGAGAAGCCGGGAGAACTCGGTGCCCTGGTCGAGGGTGTACAGCGTGGTGTCCATCGTGACCAGGGTGCTGTCCCAGGTCTTCCAGTCGGAGAACTTAACCAGGATCCGGGATGCCACGTTGTCCTGGAACCCACCGGGCACCGGGGTGTTGGCATCGGTGACCATGGCCGGGATGCACCGGATCGACGAGCCCTCCCAGATGAACATCGGCGCCCCCAGCATCTGCTGGAGCACCGTCATGCCCTGCTGGAGACTGGAGCCGATGATGGTCATTTAGGCTGTGAAGTAGGTGCCGGAGATTACGATGCGGCTAGTTGCCTGCAGTTGCCCGGCCAGGCTGGTCGAGTCGCCGTTGTCGTAGTGATACAGCGCTGCGTAGGACGTGCCACCCACAGCCTTTCCGATCACCGCGGTCTTAGCCTGGGTGGTGGCGTTGTCGAGCCAGATGGCCAGGGCGGCGTCGTAGGTGACCGGATCCGGCAGGCTCAGTCGGAGATCGCCGGTGGCTGCACCGCTCACCGAGTTAATTGTCAGGTCGACCGTGAAGGTCTCAATAAATCCAATGGCGGTGTGTCGCGCCATGTTGACCGTGATCGCAAAGGTGCGGCCACCGCCGGAATCGGTCAGCGTAGGCACCCAGGTGGTCGGGGCGGTCAGAGGCAGGGCACCGTAGATCTCAGTGAAGTTGTCGTTCAGCTTCTGCCCGGCACCGCGGAGGGTGTCCCCGGTGTTGTCGTTGGCGATTGCTCCGATGTTGATGATTTGCTGGGCCATATCAGTTCTTCGGTAGTGCGTACCAACCAGCCGGCAGGACCACGGTCGATGGCCCCACCAGCTTCTTGTTTGAATCGAATCCGTAGACGCTGGCCCTGGTGGGCTTTGCCAGCATCACGGGATCACCGGAAGGGACCAGGACCACCTTGGTCATCTGGCAGCCGAGGCAGTCCAGCAATGCGATCAGCCAGATCGTCTTTGAGAGCCTCGGGTGCTTTTCCATGTTGGATGTCGGTGGGTGGGGTCTCGCGGAACCAATCGAGCAGGGCCTTCAGGATCTGGTAGATCCAGTTCACTCGGGCTTCTTCTCGGCGTCCTTTGCCCAGATCAGACCGATGCCAGCGGTGACGGCTGCGATGGTCGTGGTAAGGTCAAGGTTGGTGCTTGGGTCACCGTCGAAGAGAGCCTTCATGGCACCGCCGATGGCAACGAGGATTGCACCGATGCCGGCGAGAGTGGTCTTGGTGTTTTTCATTTAGAGCGGAAGAGTCGGTAGGCCCCGTAGATGGCGCACAGTAAGCCAATCACGGCGGTGATAAGTCGAACGATGTCGGTGAGCCAGGGGATAAACGAAACAGCGGTGGCCGCTGCTGCTCCCCCCATGGAGGCGATCATCTGATTTGTGTCACCGCCGTGATTTGAGTCCATTTACTCGGATGCTTTTGGTTGGGCTGCTGCGAGGATGATGTCGGCCAAAGGAACGCCGACCTTGGCGTTCTGGTAGCCACCGGCCTTGATGGCGATGTCGATGAGTTGGAGCAGGCTATTGGTCTGCTCCTGAGTGAGTGTGATGCTGATTTCCATATCAGACCGCAGTGTCGGAAACGACAGGCTGCTCCGCAACCAAAACCGGCTCGGGCGGCGGCACCGGAGGATTCCACGGCAGCGGCAGCACCACAACCGGCGGGTTGATCTGGTTGGCAATCTGGAGCGAGACGTTAGCCTCAATCGCGTTCTGATCGACTCCGTTGGCGTAGCACCAACCGAGAACCTGATCCTGCGTCAAATCAGGATAAGGAGTGAAGCTACCAGTCGGCGGAGCGAAGCTGCACGAGCCGTAGCAGGTGCCGCTGTAGCTCTTCTCGGTGTCGCCAGAGCCGGTTGTTTCGGTGCCGTTGCACCTCCAGTCGGCGGTGATGACAACGTCCGTGTTGGAGCCTTCAACCGGCTTGGTGAGAAGGCGTTCGATGAGCCAGAGGATGGTCATAAATTACTTAGCTTCGAGGGTTTGGACGCGAGCGGTGAGTTCTTGGATGGCTTTCACCAGCACCGGAATAAGGTCTTGGCGAACGGACTTGTAAGGAGCTTCGCCTTCGGGGGCTTCGTCCTTCCACTCGTCGATGAGGTTCGGGAACACCTGTTCAAACTCCTGAGCAATGAAACCCCTGTCACCTTTGATGTCCTTACCTTTGCCAGCCTTCCAGTCGAACTTGCGCGGCTTCAACGCGAGAATCGCACCGAGTCCAACGTCGAGGTCTTGGACGTTTTCCTTCAGTCGAGCATCAGAGATTGCTGAAATGGTCGTGTTGGTGGCGAACACAGTGCCACCCATTCCGACGTAAAAACGATATGCAGTAGCACCAGTACTGTAAAGGATGTAACTGCTCCCAGCTCCATCGGTTGAAGCTGCATTAGTAGACCAAACTTCACCATTTGGTCGAGCTTCAACACCGACAACCCCAAGACTGGAAGATGTCTTCCCCACCAGCAAATTCCCCGACGCATCCAGCGTCATGGCTTGGGTGAAGGTGATGTTGTTGCCAGCGGTGCCGCTTGCGGAAGTTAGCCAAGAATGCGTTCCAGAAAGCTGTCGATATTCTGTGGCAAAGTCATTTGTTAAAAACTTGCGATTTGTTCCATCGAAGTACGAATTAAGACTCTGGAAAAGACCTCCAGTATTAGGCGTAGGCGACCATAGTGCAGCACCTTTTCCAAATTGTAGTGCAGTATATCCAGACCCCCACGCACTCGGCGTAACTGCGATGCCGCAATTTCCCGCTGAGTCCACACGATAACGCTCAGTTCCGCCCGTAGTGACAGCAAACGTGTCTGCCGCAGGATAATAGATGCCGGTGTTTGTGTCTCCGGTCGTTGTAAGAGCCGGAAGTAGAGCGGTTCCGGCAGCAAACGTAGAAACACCAGTGACTCCAAGCGTCGTCCCCACCGTAGCCGCGCCTGTGATGGCGGCGGATGCGAGGGTGGCGGTGCCGCCGGCTCCGAGAAGTTGATTGATCGTCGACTTCTTGGTCGTGCCGCTAGCGGCCATTGACGTATCGGAGACGTCGACGATCACCAACGGGTCCGCCGTGGGATCGACTGTTGAGATGGCCGTTAAGGCCGTAATTTTGGAGTCTGCCATATCAGTAAACGGTGAGGATGAACTTGTCGGAGTTTTCGGTTAGTAAAAGGTCGGTGCCGTCTTCCAAAGCGATTCGGTCGTAGGTGCCGAACGAGAAAACGATCTTGCCG